CGCACACGAACAGACTACGGAAGTTGATATAGAAGAAGATGTTCCGGTAAAAAGTCTTACAGACCCTATTGCAGATAGAGTATGGGAGATTGATACTAAAAAAGGTGTTATAAAGGTAGCTCTCCCAAATGGTATTACTCAAAAACGCCTTATGGATAATATGGATAAAACTTCTGCTGAGATTAACACGATGTTGCTAGCCGGTTGCATTATTTCAGTAGATGGCGCCCCATCTATTGGCGCTCAAACAGCTTTATCACTTGGCTTATCAGATAGAACAAAGATTGTTGACCAGATTTTAGAACGTAACCCAGGCCCACGCCTTGGGGAGGTGAAGAAGGTCTGCAAGGCATGTGGAGAAGATATTAACCTACCACTTAGCCTTGTTGATTTGTTTCGCATATGAATACGGGTCATACGAGAGCTTGTTAGATGAGTACGAGGTTTTAACAAGGATATTTACTGGCTGGACCTTGGCAGATATAAAAGGTCTATCTGTAAGGGAACGAAAAAACTGGATTGAAAGAAGTCAACGTAGAGGTAGGAGGTAGGCAATGGGTAGCAAAGAATCTCTAAACATGGGGTCAGGCACTAACCTTATTAGCAATCTTAAATCTATGTTATCAGGGTTAACTCAACAAGTATCTGGCTTAGGTTCTGCAATGCACACATTGCATGGCGCTTCTTCTGGGTCCTCTGCTGGAGGAACCCAAGTAGCCCCTAGTCCAGTATTTAGCAGCGCGCCTGGAATTGTTCCTATGTCTGCGTCACAAAGTCAAAACAAAGTTGCAGCGGGCCCTTCAATCAGCGCAACTTCATCCCCATCATATGGTGGTGCAACTAATCTTACTAGCTATATTCAACAAAACCCTAATAGGGGTACCTTGTTCAGTGGAAGCGGTGGGGGAAGCGGAGGAAGTTCTAGTGGAGGAGGAGGCTCATCTAGTAGCTCCAGTGGCGGTTTTGGTTTTGGTTTTGGTGGAATAGCTGGAGTAATAAATACTATTACAAGTGCAGTTTCAACAGGTATTAATGCAGTAATGGGTGTGGCTAACAAAGTTGGAAGCGTTATGCCGTCTACTTCTGATTTAGTAGAAACTAATTTATTGACTCAAAGAGCAAGTTTTTTTAATACAGACAGATCATTAAGTACTAACGGCTACTCAGCGGCTAACAATTTACAAAATACTATAGCAAGAGCAGGTACAGTTACCAGTCCATTAGACGCTTTAAGGGGAATTACAGCTGCTCAAAGTTATGGAATTATGGGACCTAACTTTAATGATGTTATGAGTGGAATTGCTAATGTGTCTAACTTAGTTCCAGGTGCGGGTATTGAAGGAACTACTAGAGCAATAGGCGCTATGCAGTCTGGCCACAGCGTTAACATGCTTAAAGCTATTGGTATTAAAATTCGAGATGAGAATGGAAACTTAGTCCCACCAGATCAAGTAATTGACCAGATTTGGGCAAAACTTTGTAAGGACGTTAGTAGAAGCGGTAGAACAGCCGCTATTACTTTAAAAGATGTTCAAATTGGTTTACAGCAAGGTAACTCATTAGATTCAATGCTTAATACTTACTTTGGAAGCGACCCAATTCTTAAACAAATGATAGCTAACGGACTTATATTTAAAGCTCAATCTTCTGGAGGTCAATCTTTAGCTGACCAAGCTAGCGGCGGCCCAGCTATTACAAAAACATCTGTTCTAAACGCAGGCGGAACTACACAAGCCGTGTCTGGTGTTAGCAGCTCCTCTGCAGTAAACGCCGCTGCTGGGCAGTTACTAGGCGCTGGAGCTACAAATTTAGCCGGGTATGCCCAAGCAAACGCCGATATTATTGCAGGAGTAGGGACGGTAGAAGCCACCCTTATTGGAGGAGCTGTTCAAAATATAAAAGAACAAATGGATGTTTTGTTAGCAGGAACTAGCACTGCAAATGCTGGTTTAGCTCAAGCTGGGTTAGACGCAGTAACAAGTCTTTTTAACGCAGTTAACGGAGACCCAAAGACTGCTGCACAAACGGCTGCTACTCTTTCTTCTCTTCCAGGAAAAGCTGTTGGTGGCCCAGTCTCAGGAAACAAACCTTATTTGATTGGTGAAAAAGGTCCTGAAATATTTGTACCGTCAACCAGCGGAAATATAATACCAAACAATCAGTTAACAAAAGGGTCCGGGGGAGGAACAGCTACTTATAACTTTACAGTAAATCTTCCAAGCGCAAATACTCCAGAAGTTATAGCTGCGCTTAAAAATATGGTTGCTGAACTGAACACTAACAGAAAGATAAGCGACTCATGAACCTTGACTTAACTTTTTCTAACCCACAAATATCTGCAACATCAACGACAGATACTTCAGTATCTACTGCAGCAGCAACTGAAAGATTTTCAAATCAAACTACAATAACTACAAAACCTATTGATCCTTTTGCAGCTTTAATTGCTGAAACATTATATGTTCCTTCGTCGGCTTACGGTAGTAAAAGCAATGTTGGGGACAACCCATTCTCATCCTCCTCTGTACCTCCGGCTTCAAAATTAGGAGCAAATCAACCAAATAATTACAAATTTAATCTCCCACCGCATGACTGGAGTTTGCCAGTAAGACCAATAGAAATAGACGCAACATATGTAGGTAAATCATCAGATGCTACTTTTCATGGACTTAGGCGCGGACGTATTTGGACTTGGATCGGTTCCGATGTATCTACAAATAGTGCGGCTGTAGCCACTTCGGGTTCAACCATACCCTTGATAGACACTTCTTGGGGATTTCAATTTCTGTGGAACCCTACTAGCATTAGTACAAATATCACTAGAAATATGGATATTACACCTAATAGCGCTGATACTTTTAGAGTTTCAACTGGAGTATATCCGGGACAAGAGACAATATCTCTCGACCTAATACTAGACAGAACTAACGACTTTGCTTGCATTAAAGCCGCTCCGAGAACGGATGTTACTAGCAATACTTACGTAGGCGGGGTAAAGATACCTGATAACATAAATTCGTCAATTAATTATAATAATTTTGTAAACTATTACAACTCTTCGTATCCTTACAGAGATACAGGGCCAAGCATGACCACCCAAATAAAAGAATTAATGGCTCAAGGGACTATGGCTGACTTAGAATACTTGTTTAAAGCCGTTAACGGTGATAGTACTGGGACAAGTCAATGGACCACGCTACTTGGTAAAAAAACAGCAAACGTTGGTTATCTGTCACCCACTCTTCTAGGCATTCAACTTGGGCCAACTTTAGATAACTTATCTTATGTGGGTTGGATTACTAATCTTGGTTTAAGTCACACGGCTTTTACAGAAAATATGATCCCACTTAGAACTGAAGTTACTATTTCTATTGCATGCTTTACTGGTAACGGAATAACGTCGGGGGCGTAAAGTGGCTATATTTAAAGGTTCTAGGTATGAGTACTCCACTATTGATTACTTTACTACAAAAGTGGGAGTACCGGCAAAGCCGTATGTAATGTATCAATTTTCAAATCTTGGGCTAACAAAGTACTGGGAGCACGTCTATACCTACGGTGAAAGATTAGACCAAATTGCCTTTAAGTACTACAGCCGTCCGGAACTTTGGTGGTTAATACCTGAATACAATCCGCAGGTACTTGATATAAACAATATAGAACCAGGAACTATCCTGAGGATACCAAATGTTTAATTACATATCTGTTAACTTTCCTCAAACAACTATACAGCCACAAGTTGTGTATAGAGCTAACATGTTTCAACGCAGGTACGCTCACGAATTAGTGTCTTTATATTTTAAGGATTGGGGGGTCCAGTACGATGTTGTTAAAGCGGGATCTCCCGTGCAATTAACTATTAGTGGTTTTAATGAAAAACGAGAGTTTTACGGTTACGTACATCATATTAATTTAGACAGGTCTCCAGGAAAAGATTTTACAGAAGTAACTGTTATCGGTGCGTCTTTTCCTATGAAACAAACTGCTCAAGCCGTGTACACAAATACAACGGCAGATCAAGTAGTAAAAGATATTGCAGCTAAATATAACTTTGTTTGCTATGCCGTACCTCATCCTCGTGTTTATCCACAGATTGCGCAAGCTGGCCATTCTGATTGGGAACTTATGGTTCGTTTAGCAAAACAATGCGGGTACACATTAAGAGCAACTAATACAGAACTTTACTTCCAACCAGTAATGGATGACTACTCAAAATATAGAGCTGAAGCCCCTAAATTCGTATTACGTCAAGCCAATAACCCTCAAGGCTCAACTATCTACTCCTTTAAGCCGATGGTTGGAGAGTCTATTCCTTATGAGGACGCTACCAAGGGAGCGGTTGCTGTAGGCGGAGTAGATATAACTAACCAAGTTCCTATTTCTATAACGCAACAAATAAGAAACGCTAAAACCAAGACTACACAGCAGAACGAATTCTTTGACATTTTTGACACTTCTGTAGTTATTCCAGATGTAAATGTTGCGGGATTTGAAGCGCAAGCCGCTGAAAATAGAAACTATTTTCCGTACAGAGGAACGGTAGAGGTATTAGGAAATCCAGCTTTACGACCAGATATGCCAGTGTACCTAGATGGGATAGGAGATCCCTATTCTGGGTACTGGGTAGTCCTTGAGGCGCACCATCATATAGTAGAAGAGGAAAGAAACCGTCAAAGGTATACAACTACATTAGTGGTAGGTACTGACTCTTTAGGTCAAGCGGTGCAATGGACAGATAGCAAAACTATTTTAGCTCCGGACTATAGAGCAAGTAGAACTATCTTGCCTAACGTGCTACAAACTAAAGTAAAACCATTAACTAAATTAAAACAAAAAGTTGCGTATGCAACTAACTCAAACAATGGAAGCTTCGGTAGCCCTCAGAATAGAGCTAAACCGCTTGTAGGCACCTTAACTAATGACGTAGATATGTGGGAGACACAAACCTCGTCTTTAGACCCAATAATCTATGAAACGCAATCTCCATACTTTGTCACTAACAGGGTTGCAACTAAGTTGGGAATCTTATGAGCTTTGATAAAAGATTTTACGGGCTTTACCAAGGTATTTGTATAGATAACGCTGACCCCGATGGCGCGTACAAGATAAAACTTCAAGTTCCTCAGGTATTAGGTCAAGCGGTAACCAATTGGGCGCAACCCTGCATACCTCCAGGTACTACGTATACCCCAATAGTAGGTCAAGTCATATGGGTCATGTTTGTAGCCGGAGACCCTAATTTTCCAGTATGGATTGGAGCACTACATTGAGCAGAGCGATATCACTTCCTTTTAGATTTGATGAGTCGGGGTCAGTCTCATACACAGAAGACCCAATAAAAATATGGCAAGACAGGGTTGTAGTGGTGGTAATGACTGGGCTTGGGGAGCGCATTATGCGCCCAACATTTGGCAGTGAAGCCTCACAAACTGTGGCTGAAAACATAAATGATGCCTTAGTTTTACTAAATCAAAGCATATCTGCAGCTTTTAGCAGATGGTTGCCGGACCTTACTTTGTTGGATGTGCAAGGCTCTGTTGACCCTTACGACGGGTATTTAGTGGTGCAAATCACATATAATTATAGAGCCCAAAACTTGATTCAAACCGTAAACATTAAAACATCCGTCTTAAGTAGAAGCGGTGACGTTATCCGAGAGGTAGCAAAAAATGACTGATAAATATGTACCACAAGTAGACTATACTTCGCGAGATTACGCAAGTATTCGGGATGATCTAATAGCACTCATCCCTTACTACGCGCCTAATTGGACTAATAGAGACCCAGCTGACTCTGGTATGAACTTTGTGGAACTATTTTCTTATATGGGCGATGAACTTAACAATTATATTGACAAATCCGCTAATGAAGCTTTTATTGGAACCGCTAGCCAAAGAGATAGCGTACTCCAAATAGCTAAATTACTTGGATATAACCCAGTAGAAAACACAGCTTCAACTGTAACCTTAACATTCTACAACTCTACTGCGGGCACCATAACAGTCCCAGCAGGTACGCAAGTAGCCACAACAGCTGTATCTACCAGTGGGTCTTCTCAGGTTATATTTGAAACTAATTCGGCGGTTACTGTTCCTGCGCAAGTAGGCTCCACTAAAGGAAGTATTACAGTAGCAGCTACCCAAGGAGTAACAGTATTCAATGAGGTAATTGGAACAAGCACAGGGCAGCTTAATCAAGTCTATAGACTGTCTCAAACCTCAGTGATTAATAATAGCGTATCCATTACTGTTGGTGGAACTGTTTATACTCAAGTACCGTACTTAATTGATTACAACGGTTATGATGCTGTGTTCTCTGTGTATACCAATGCGTCTAATGTTTCTTATATTATCTTTGGAGATTCTATTAGCGGAAGGGTACCACCCAATTCTGCCGTAATCTACGCAACTTATCGCGTTGGTGGAGGAACTATAGGTAATATCGCCGCCAGTACTATTAAAACTATTTTAACAAATAATCAAGTAGGGCTGAGCGTATTAAATGGCACAAGTGCAACTGGAGGAACTGCAGCAGAGTCTACCGATTCTATAAGAGCCAGCGCGCCTCTAAGCCTTAGGTCACTTAATAGAGCCGTATCTTTATCAGATTACGCTGCTTTAGTTAAAGCAGCTGGGGTAGCTAAGGCTTCTGCTGTAGCTGACGTGTATACCAGCGTTACAGTTTTCTTTGTACCTGTGGGCGACCCTGGTGTTTTGGTAGATAACGTAACCCCTTCTACTCCTTTCAATAATAAGATCCCAAGTATAAGAACATATCTAACAGATAAGTTGCCAGCTAACACTACAGTAACTTTTCAACCGCCCTATTATGCAGGTGTTGATCTAATCGCACAGGTGACTATATTGCCAAAATATAACCAAATTAATGTACAGAGCGGAGTTAATCAGGCGGTTGGTCTTCTGTTCTATTTAGATAACGTTTCTTTTCAAGATACAATCTATCTATCTGACGTGTTTACAGCAATTAACTCCGTAGACGGTGTAGCTTCTGCAAAGATTTTAAAGTTAGTTAGAGATGACCAAGATCAAACATTTTCTATTAATAACAAAGCTCTTACAAGCAACGTAGCTACTATAACCACTTCAGCTTCTCACAATATCACTGTAGGTCAAACGATATTAGTTTCTGGAGTAGGAACTGGTAATGGTGATTTTGACGGAACATTTGTTGTTACAGCTGTAGGCAGCACTACTATAAGCTATGTAAACGTTTATACAAACGTCTCTTCAACAGCCGTGTCTCCAGTAGGGTCGGTAACTGTGTTAAACATCAAAGATATTAAATGCGGGCCCAATGAGATACCTTCATTAAAAAGCTCTTCTATAACGTACAGTGGAGGTATAGTTTAATATGTCACGTTACGGACTTGATTACTACCAAGAAACTTATTATGGATCATCAGCTACCTCTAACTACACTGCGGCTAATTTTAAAGCCGTACCTAGAACATATGGGACCATAGTAGTATCTTGGGCTAATGACACAAGCGATTGGTCTTTATTAAAGTTAACTCGTAACAGTTATGGGTACCCTACAAACCCTTGGGATGGTACTGAGTTAGATATTAAAGGCGACGGAAGCTACGTAGCTTTTAAACAAACAGCCCCTACCGTATTTATTGACAACGTAAACCTTAGCGTTAATACTTTTTACTATTACTCTTTATTTATATTTCAAAACAAATTAAACAATTGGGTAAGGATTGGAGACACATCTTCTATATCTCCACAAGATTACGGGTACTCTACTCGTCTTTATAATTACCTACCAGACGTATACAAAAAAGATAGTTTAACAACTCCAGACTCTAATTTAGATAATACAGATTTACAGTCATTTTTATCTTTATTTGGTTTCCATTTAAACACTTATAAAACGTACACTAACTTACTTATAAATAGATACGATACTGAAAAAATTGGTGGAGCTCTTATTCCAGCAATTTTACAAGAATTTGGGCTGCAGCATGAGCCTGAAGTCGGGTATCAGCAGGAAAGAATTCTTCTAAAAAACACCACGCTTGTCTATAAAAAACGAGGTAGTGCCGGAGGACTATCTGATTTTATTAAATCGTATACTGGATACGGTGTGCCTGGGATTAGCACGTCTCCAAACCCTGCAACTACAGGAATTGTAATAGGTCACAATTTAATGCTTGATTATAATGACTCTTCGTTTGAGGAATCTATAGGTCATTGGACCTCCCCAGACAACAGCGCTTTACTATATTGTTTAAAGAATAAAAATGTAACTAAACTGTCTTTAACGAGCAACGTGGCTACCTTAACTATTGGAGCGCATGACTATAAAGTAGCCAACAAAATATATGTAAGTGGATCTTCTTTGCCATTATTTAATCAAACAGCCTCTTCAGTAGCTATTACAGCTGTTACGGCAACTACTATTAGTTATACCTTAACTGGCACAGATGTTTCTAGTTTAAACGCGTATAACGAGTCAACTAACGCTTACCCAATTGTATACCCAGACCCTAAGGCATGGAACGAGACGACAGCTTTAACACTTTATCCTAATAAACAAAAAGGAATATTGGCAGTAAAAAATGCTAATAGCTCTAGCGGTACTGTTAAGTTTTCTTGCGGTAGTGTCAATCCTATTACCAAAGGAATACCAGTAACAGCTGGCCTTGCATATACTTTTACTACTTATTCTGTGGGGTCTACCGCAAAAAACGTCACAGTTGGTATTGATTGGTACGACAGGTTTGGCGCGTTTTTGTCTTCCAGCACGGGGTCCGCTACCTCAAACTCTACTGGTCAGTTTTCAGTAAGACTAACTGCAGCTAACAAGACCGCTCCAACTAGCGCTTACTACGCAGTTCCAACTGTATCAATAGCTTCGTCAGCGGGGTCGGCTAGTAATGAATGGCATTATTTTGACTGCGCTCAATTTGAGCAGGCAGCCTCTGCTACTAGCTTTGATGAGGCCCGTCAACTGCATATCACTTTAAAAGCAAACAGAATTAATGAGCTAATAAATCCCAACTTCTATGGAACAAGCCCTACCCCTTGGACCACAACAGGCGGGTCCGCCTCAACAATAAAGAGCGTAACGCCTCCACCATCTATTGTCTATAACGTTTCCTATTTAACTTTAGCCTCTGGTGTAGCAAAATTAGAAGCAACTCTTACTACCGATTTAGTAATAGGTGATTTAATCTACGTATCGGGAGTAACTGGAATAACTAATGGCTCTTATACTGTAACCGATTGGCAAGCTGGCGCAAACTCCTACATAGCTTTTAATACTGGAGGCTCTACAACTGCAGGAAGAACAGCAGCTACTGGTACGTTTTATAGAACAAAAAACACTTTGTCTGTAACATCCTCTAGCACGGCAGTTAACATTAAGTCTTGGGATGGCTCTACAACTAGCCAACAAATGGGTATCTATTACCCTGGAACTGATTACACATTTAGTGTTTACTCTAAAGGCGCATCTACTTCAGACACGGTTACTCTATCTATTGTTTGGTACGACAGCTCCCACACAGTAATAAGCACAGCTACAGGAACTACTTTTAATGTGGCTAGCCTAACTAGCGGAACTACTTGGGATAGGTTTTATGTAACTGGAAATGCTCCAGCTACAGCGGCTTACGCTACGGTAAACATTGCAGTCAGCACTACTAGTGGAAACCTGTTTTACTTTAACTCAGCGTTATTTGAGAACGAAGGCTCTGTTCTTACTTTCTTCTCTGGAGATGGCGGTCCTGGGCGACCAACTGCTTTT